CTCAAATATATCTAATTGAGCTTGATTCGCAAGATAATTAAATTCCTGAGGTGTTATATAACCTCGTTGTTCTTTGTTAGTCACAGCTAACACCGCTTGGTATACAGTATTTATGTTTACACTCATTTTATTTTTATTATAGGTTAAAGGCCCACAATAGTAGGCCCTTACCTACAATTGCTTACTTTAATTTCTTTTCAATAGTTTGATATACTTCAACACCTTCATCGGTTTTGAAATATGCTGCTAAAGCTGAATATGGATTTTCATCAAAAGGAACTGTTATAAGTTTTCTGTCATTCGATGCCCATTTAAATGTTCTTTGATCACTTGAAAGTTTAACAATACCCATTTCAACTGATTTTATACCAACATTTCTTATACTTATGTTTTCGTCTTTAACCAACTCTAAGAATAGCTCTGGATTTCTCCTAGCAAATAATAATAAATCTCTTTTAAGTTCCTTAGAAGTCATTGTAGATACTTTATTACCTAATTCTGTTCTAAGTATTGCTTCTGTTTGATCAATATCAATTTGTTGTGCTAAATTTAAAGCTTCAATTTCAGTTTCAAGATAACTAATGTCATCTTCTGCTATTTGAACCGGGTTATGTTCTATGAATCTTTTCCCGTTATCCGGATGAAAATTAGAAAGAAACTTCTGTAAAGTTGTTTTTTCTTTTGGTACAAAAAGCCTTCCGTCTCTAAATATAATGTGACTTAATCTTTCTGGTCCTTTCATTTCATCTAAAAATACTGTCTTTTGATTTTCACAATATTTAATTTCTCTTTCGTACCCTAGTTCTTTATCAAACCAAAGTAATCCTCTACTTTTTAATATGAATACAATAGGTGTTTTTTTTGACGTTAATTCGTAAACCCTATCTTTTATTTCCCATTTTGGGGTTTTAGAAGTTTTAACTTCTTTTATTTGCGGTTCTGCTACTGCTACCGCTTCCTTTTCTTTTTTTGCCATGATATAATATAATAAAAAATTAATAGAGTAATGATTACCCCCGTCAGAACAACGAGGGTAAAAATTACGTTAAGTATTAAGAGTTAAATAACACAAAATTATTCGTTGCTTGTGCTACTAAACATCTTTCTGATAAATAGTGAACTTCCATTTTGTCATCACCAGTAGTCTGCGCACCGCCTACTGAACCAGTAATCCAAGATTTCATTCTTCTGTCATCAGTCTCAGAAGCTCTATATCTTACGTGTAAGAAAGGTCTTCTAACATTTTTACCTAATTGTTGGTCATACACTGAAGATGTACCAGCTGGAACTAAAAGTCCGCTTATACCACCTACTAAACCTCTTGTAGATTTATCATTAAGATATTTCCAGTCAGTTTTGTAGAAGTCATAAGAACCTCTTCTAAATCCAGAGAAACCTAAATTAAGTGCCATATCTTGAGAGTTTTCAAAAACTCCAAATGATAAACCACCTGAAATATTCGGGTTTAATCCTGCTAGCATATCATCGAAGTAAAGATTTGCATCTCTATCTAAGAATAACATGTTTTCTTCAATTGATCCTTGTTTGTCTAATTCTTTTAATAATAAGTCAAATTCAGGAAGTTTATCAGCAGCTGGTGTAGCTGAGTCAAATTGATTACTTGCTACGATACCTCTTGAAGAGATTGCAGAAAATAACCCTTCAGAACCATCTGGTACTGCAGCGTCTCCACCATCTTTTTTCTCAGCTTCAATCATTACCATTTCTAAGTAATCTTCATATCTTACTCTTGTGTCACCTTCTGCTTTTAAATACCATAAGAATCCGTTTTGTCCAGACTCTCCAGATACTTCTACCCATCCGATCTGAGCTGTGTCAGAACCATTAACTTCGTAGTGATCTTTAATAATAAGTGGCTTATTAGTAAAAGACTTGAAAGTTGGCTCAACAGCGTCAGTCATACTTGCAGATCCTTTTCCGTATTCAGAACCGTATACGAAAAATTTAATTGCTTGATCATCAGTAGAACCGATAGATCCTATATCCTCTACATTCGCACCACCGTAAGGCTTGATAGTTAAAGAAGACGTTGATGCTTCGATACCAGCTGTTACGTACGCTTTGAATACGTCAGATCCAATAGAAGCTACTACAGTTGCTCCTTTTCTTACAGCGTGAGCCTCTGCAGTCCCAGAGTCAATTCCTGTGATAGTGTCAATAATTCCATTTGCAGGGTTTATTGAACCATTGTAAGATAAGTGTAATCTACCTTGTTCAGACCAAATAACTTGATCAGAAGCCATAGGCATTTCTGCACTTACCATTCTTAAGAAAGAAGATATAGTTCTATTTCCATATCTTTCTACTTCTTGTTCATACAATTCAGGTAAATATTGTTGTGACCAATTTGCTCCACCTGAACCGTGGAAATTTAAATAATTAGATGCAAGTGTTTGTTTTTGTGCACTTGGGCTAATTATACTGCCAGCCGCTGGGCCAGCAAATGAAACGTTTGTTGCCATTTTTTAATAATTTTTAAGTTTTAATTTAAGGTTTTTTGAATCCAAACCGCCAACTACTTTCGCTTTTATTCCGCTAGACTCAATAGTTTTGTGACCCGACCTCGGATCCATATTGATATTCTTAGCAGACTTAACTGATTCTTTAATAGCGTCAGTTTTGCCTTGTTCGTAAAAATGATTTGCAATTGCGTCTGCATTCATTGCTGTAAATAAAGATTTATGATAACCACTTGCATCGCTCATTTCATTATTTTTGTTTAAGAACTTCTTAGTAAAATTTGAAATATCACTTTGGGATTTTTTAATCTCATTCACATTCTTAACATTAAATCTGTACTTCTTGTCACCAACCTTATATTCAAAACCTTTGAATTGATCGTTAAAAAGATTGTCAGTCTTATTGTTAAATACAGCTCTTTGGTGCTGTGTTATTTTTTGCGATTCCTCAGACTCCTCATTGTATCTGTTAAAAAAGTCTACCGCTTTTTGCTGATCTTGTGTTAACTTAGATCCAGCTTTAATTTCTTTATAATAATTAGCTTTTTGTCCTTCAAGATGATTTTTGGCTGCTGCCACCTCTTCTTTAAACGCTAATTTTCTTCTTTTAATATCTTTAGGCTCATCAATTTCTTCATCAAATGAAAATTTGTCTTCAATTAAAAAACTTATTTCATCAGATGTTAAATGTGGTTTTGCCTTTTCGTAATATTCTCTTAACAAAGACATGTCTTCATAACCTGCGTAGTCTTTATTTAATTTAACATAATCTTCCAAAGTTCCTCCAGTTTCATTCATGAACTTGACAAGCTCTTCGATGTTTTCTGGATAATCCTGCTTCTCTTCTTTTATTGCCTCCTCTTTTTTTACTTCAGGTTCAACAATTTCATCCTCTTGCTTCTCAGCCTCTGGCTCTTCTGTTATCTCTTCTAATATTACTTCTTCAACCTCCTCAGTTTCCTGTTTTGGTTCTTCAGTACTTTCTTCTAATACTGGTTCCTCTTTAACCTCTTCCTCTACGGGTTCTTCTACAGCCGCCTCTGGCTCTGGTTCAACTTCTGTTTTTGGTGGTTTTGATAAATCCACCTTGTAAACACCGTCGTCAATCTTGACTCCCGCATTTTCTTGTACTTTTTGCTCTCTTTCAGCTGTAGACAACTCTTCAGCTTCTACGGCTTTAGCTTCCATTTTTTTTGACATGATAAAATATTATATGATTATACATTATATATTACTTAGGTTCAAACGCACCTAAGCCAAAATCACCGCTTAATATATCGTTTCCACTGGATTCGAATTTTTTAGGAGGTGTTTTACTGTTTCGCTGCTCTATGAGCTCGCTTTGTTGACTAGCTTGTATTTTTGTTCGATCGTCTTTTCTGTCTTCTTTTGCATTCATTTCCGCATCCTTAGCTTGCATGGTCATTTGCTGTAATTGCATATTCATTTGAAATTCTAATTGCATAAGTTGTTTTTTCATTTCAACTTCTCCTTGCATTCTTTGCATTTCAAATTGTGATTTAGCTTGTGCTAATTGTATTTGAGTTTGTGTTAAAGCTTGTTGTTTTTGTACCTCTGCTTGAGCTGCAACTTGTTGCGCTTGGGCATTAGCTTGAGACTGTGCTTGTATGTTTTGTTGTTGAGCCTTTTGATCTCTTTCAAGCTTTTTCTTTCTTCTTAACTTAAGTACTTGATTTGCTAATTTAGTATTTTTAATTTCTCTAATATCAATAGCATCTTCAAGTTCTATATTGTTTTGGGCAATAGCAACTTGTATATTGTTTTCAAGTAATTGTTTTTCTTCTTCATCAGGTGCTAATTCTAAGTATATACCAAAATCATATAAATGTAATTCTGACATTTCCTCTAACGTAGCCACATTATGTGCACCTATACTTTGTATAAATGCGTTTCTTGTTGGTGAATATTCTATAACATCTGATATTCTTAATGATATTTTTTCAGCAAGTTCAGCTGTTAAAAATAAACCACTCTGTAATATGTGTCTTGTTGCTGTATTTGAATTTGCAGCCGCAAGCTTTTGAACACCAACTAAAGCATTTTTATCAGGTGTGCTTCCATCTCTTGCTTCATTTAATCCAGTAGCGTCTCTAACCATTTGCATATAATAATTATATGTACTGATTAATTGAGCTAATTTATTAGCACCTCCATTATTACTTATTTCCTGAATAGGTATTTTACCAGGATTCATGTCTCCTTCAGAAGTAAATGATCTACCAATTACAGATCCTGTTTGAAAAAACATATTCAATGCTTCTTGAGGATTATAATTTGTACCGTTACCTAAATCAATTTCAGCTAAACCATCGGCGTCTAAATAAACACCATCAGGGACCATTCTTGATAATACTTGTTGTATTTTTAAATGTGTTAATTGTATCATATCAGCAAAGCCTGTAACTCTACTAACTAAAGATTCAATTTTACCATTATACATTCTAGGCGCTACAATAGAATAGTTAAGTTTAACTTTATTAACATCGCTTTTTTCACGGAGCATATTGTCCGCAAGTTCCCATTTTAATAATTTATTAGATCCGGGTATGAAAACACCTTCGTATAATACTTCTATGTTCTTAGCTATTCTTTCAAACCTTAGGTTACTGTCTGCGGGTGGATTAAAAGCATCTGTTTTTTTAATAATTTTTTCAGCCCCAGTAGATACTTCTTTAACTTTATAAACTTCGTTCATGTAAGTTTTGTAATTAAAATACATAACTTGTACTGAATTATTATCTTGATTTTGTTGTTGGCTGTTATATTTATTATAAATACTATAATCTTGATTACCCTGCTCTGTTATTGCTTTTAATTCCTCATTAGTTAAATTAGGAAATTGTTTCTTTAATTCACTTATAGTTATAGTCTTAACTTCACCAACGTAATATATGTCATCGAAATAAGGTGATTCAGTATAAGAATAAACTATATTAGCAGGGTCAACGTAATCAACTACAATACCTTCTGACGGCGTAAACAATGTTTTAACACAACCAATACCTAAAACGGTTAAATCATAAAAAAATC